CTGATGAAACAGTAACAAAGAGCAAGTGGGGCGGCACATTCCTCGGTGTACGCGATATTCTCTAAAAATAAGGCAGGTGAAATAAATGAGTAATGAACTATTAAAGTCAGTAATTGCATCAACAACACTTGGCGATACTTCATATGACACAGCTCGTGGTGGCTTACTAAAGCCAGAGCAGTCAAACCGTTTTATCGACTATATGTTTGATGCAACTGTAATTACCAAGGTAGCTAGAACCATTCGTATGCGTTCTGATATCATGGAAATCGACAAGATTGGTGTAGGCGAAAGAATTCTTAAGGTTGCTACTGAAGCAACTGATGATGGTACAACAACAGGTGTATCATTCGCTAAAATCTCTCTTGCAACAAAGAAGCTACGTCTTGACTGGGAACTTTCTTCCGAGTCACTAGAGGATGGCATTGAGGGTGCAGACCTAGAGGACCACATCGCAAGAATGATGGCAACTCAGGTTGGTAACGACGTTGAAGATCTCGTTCTTAACGGCGTTGGATCAGGCTCTGATGCTCTTCTTAAGGCTTTCAAGGGTGTAAGAACTCTTGCAGTAGAAAACGGTCACGTAGTTGACGCAGCTGGTGCTGGTATTTCAAAGGCAGTCTTCAACGACGCTTTGAAGAAGATGCCACGTCGCTATAAGCAACGTCGTAATCAGCTTCGCTTCCTATCAGGTTCAAACCTGGTTCAGGACTATCTATATAGCTTGACATCAATTCCAGGAACTCCAGAAGATATTGCTTCAGGAATTGTTCGTGGTGATGTTATTGCAAACAATGGTGCTCCAGGAGGAGTAATTCCATTCGCATTCGGAATTCCAGTTGTTGAAGTTCCTCTTCTAAATGAGGACCAGACAGGTACATATTCTGGTGCAGCAGGTTCACATGGTGATATCCATCTCACATTCCCAGACAACGTAATCGTTGGTGTGAAGCGTGATATTGTTGTTCACCGTGAATTCAAGCCTAAGAAGGATACAATCGAATATACATTGTTCCTTCGTGTAGGTACAGCAGTCGAAAACCCAGATGCATTCGTTGTCGTTAAGAACGTCAAGGTTGCAGCAGGTTACGATGCACGTTCTCTATCAGCAGTAACTGGTGGAGCATACACCAACCCAGCAACAATCTAATTTAGATTAAATAGGGTTTGAAGGGGGATTTTCCTACATTGGAAAATCCCCTTTCTCTTATAGTTCGCAAAATGGTATAATTTATTAGAAGAACGGAGAAAAAAATGTCATTTGATACAATGAAATTAGCAGAATTAAAGAAGGTAGCGGAAGACTTTGGCGTAGATGTTTCATCTGCAAAGAATAAGGCGGACCATATAGCAATGCTCTTAGAAGAGGGCGTAACATATGAGCTTGTAAGTGGAAATAGGGTTGAAATGCCAGAACCTCCAGTTTTTGACGGTTCTCAAGAAATGTCTGATGATGTGGAAAAAACATTCATTAAGATGGAAAGAGAAAACAGGAGCTATAGTATTTATGGATATACTTTCACAAAAGAAGATCCATTTGTACCAATGCCTATGACATTGGCACAAAAAATTCTAGAAACAGAAAATGGATTTAGAATGGCAACATCAAGGGAAGTTAAGGAATACTACTCATAAGGAGATAAATTATGGCAGAGTTGCATATTGGCTCACAGGGAGTCATCAAGTTCACAACTTATTCACAGGGGGAATTTGTTGATTCTGCTTCTATTACAGCATCTGTAAAGCCAGGGCCTACAACAGCCATACCAAATCCAACAAGCACATCATTAACAGTAATTAATGATGATGTTAATGAGGGAAGCTATTATGCATATGTCCCAATGTCATTAACATTAAGCGGAGAAGCAAAATATATAGATTTTTCTGCAAGCTATACAATTCCAGGAAATTCTACGCAGTCAGTAATTAATAGAAGATATTATTTAGTAAGACCATATGCTGCTATAGACGAGGTTATAGAAGCTTGCTCATTTGGGTTAGATAAATCTGATCCAAATCATAAAACTTACGATGAGGTAGCAGCAGCAGAAAGATATGCAAGATATAGAATTAATGCATACACTGGACAAAGATTTGATGCATCAAGCAAAACAGTAGAAGTGCTTGGAGATGGAACTGATACTATTCTGCTTCCAGAAAGAGTTGAGTCTATATCTAAGGTAACTGTAGACGATGTAGTTGTATTTAGCGATACTATATCTAATTATACTTTTACTATTACACCAACAAACCACGCAATTAGAGTTGACAAGCCAGTTGGAATTGAAGCGTTTGAAACATATCCATACACTGAAGATATTGCAGAGCCAGCATATTTTAAGAGAGGTAAAAGATATGCAATAACTGGAGTATTTGGCTATGAAAATATTCCATCAGAAATTTATGAAGCAACAATTTTATTGGCTAATGACTTCTTTCATCAGGATACTGTGTGGAAAAATAAATATATTAAAAGAATGCAGACGGGAGATTGGAATATAGAGCTGTCTGGACAGGCGTTCACTGGAACTGGAAATGCAACAGCAGATAGGATACTTGAGCCATTTATAGCTAACCGAATGGTGGTTATTTAAAATGAAAGGTATCATAGCTACAGCCATGAATATGAAAATGGACGTCTATGATCTTGTAATAACTCAAGATGAAGTGACAAAATCTATTATTAAAAAATATCTTTATGTAACAACTGAGAATTGTTTGGCAAGAGGATATATATCAGACTCATCTAGATCTCAAGGAAGCTCAGAAAAGGTTGGAGAAAGATATCAAAACCTTGATTATCTTACAATTGAAACACAATATAAGATGTCAAAAACACAAAGAGTTACTAATATAAGAAACCAAAAAGACGAAGTTATTTGGTTTGAACTTATTAAAAATAATTATGACACCCCAACAGTTTATGATGTTCAGGGAGTTACTCCAGTTCTAGACCCATTTGGAAATATTATTTCATATAACGTTTCAGTTAAACGATCAGAGGTACAGAAAATTGAAGAGTGAAATTTTATCTAAAATAACATCTGCAGAAAAAGTTATGAATGCTGGTAAAGTTCGTGGAACTATAACAGATAATGGTTCTATATCAAAAATTGCTGCATCATTATATTACAAAGCAGCTGCACTAGAATACTTAGTAAATTCAGAAAGAGCAAAGCAAAACGTAAAAACAAGAGTATTTAATCAATTAAATAAAGATTTTGGAGTTTATATAGATTCTCAAGCTAGATCTTTTACAAGTAGACTACACCATGTTTACGAGTGGAGAAACCCTGGCGACTCTTCAGCTAGATTATGGAAGCTTACAATGAAATCTGGTACTAGCTATGATATGAATATTGGATATACATTTAAACAATCTAGAACACAAGTACCAAATACTAGATCATTAAAAAAATATGTATTTAGAGAAAAAGCAAGAATTATGGAGTATAGAATTCCAGTAACAATTAAGCCTAGAGCCGCAAGTATAAGATTAGCTTTTGAAACTAAGGACGGAAGATTTATTGTATTACCTAAAGGTCAATCTGTCCGTGTAAATAATCCTGGTGGCAACAATGTATACAGCGGCTTTGGCAGAACATATGAAAAATTTTTTAATAGTCCAATGGCTATAGAAAGTATAGATAGATCAAATGTATCTAAGGCTTTAGCTAGTGCTGTAAAAAATTCTACAAGAGTACCAAGTATTATATCTAGTAAGCTAGTGGTTAATAAAATATCTCCTAGCTCTGTTAGAGCAATGGCTAAAAGTAAATCTGAATCGGAGGCTAAGAAAATATGACAGTAGATTATTCACTAGGAGCTTCCCAAATTATTATAGATTACTTGTGGGATAAATTAAAAACCACTACATCTACAATTGGACCATCAGATACAATACTCGACCCAAATGATTATCAGGTTGACTTAATTGGTTCAACAACAGCATTAGATATAGTTCCAATTTTTATGTCACAGCAGGATGCAATTAATAGCAACGTTCTTGACGGAGAAACTCATATAATTTATGATTGGGTTGCAGACGGATACGAAGATAATTGGCTTATTTGCAGAGATTCTATGATGTTTACTATCTATGCAAAAGAGCAAAGAAAAATTATGGAAATTCAAAATTTAATGTTAGATTTATTTAGAAGGATGGATGAGTCTGCTAGAGACTTAAATTCGGCTCTACCATCAAACTCCCCATGGATATTTTACACAGTAAGCCTGGTTGATTTAACTTCTCCAGAGCCACAAAGAGAAAAAAGTGGCTGGTTTGCTGGTCAGGTGGTCATTAGGTATAAGTATGGTCGCCAGGTTAACGCACAAACTGGTAGATTTGCTTAAACCCGCTTTGCTTTTTAACCTATTCGATAGTACTATTAATACAACGAGGAATTAGCCTAGCCAGCTTAAACAATTTAACCGCACAGACGGAGGTGTAACAAATGGCAAATGTAAATAATATTATCGTTGGTGCTGCAGAAGTTTGGGTTTCAAAGAAAGACTCAACACAAGTAGCTGCATGGCCAACATATTCAATTCCAACTTTTACAGCAAACAGTTCAGCACGTTCAGTAATGGACGCAGCAACAGGTTCTGATGGTTGGAGAAACGTAGGTTTTACTTCTGAAGGTATTGAAGTTCAATACTCACCAGATTACGGTGATATTCAGGTAGACCAACTTCTTGATACAGCTAAGCTTTTTAAGCAAGCCATGACAGTTTCTGTTAATACAACCCTTGCGGAAGCAACATTAGAAAATCTATTGTTCTCTTTCGCACAAGCATCATCAACTAAGGATGCGTCAGCACATGGTGCAGATGATCTTACAAAATATGCTAAGGGCACAGGCGGAGAAACATTAGGATTTGAAGCAGGAGCACTCGGAGCAGAACCAGTAGAAAGAGCAATGGTATTTATTGGAAATGCACCAAGAGCAGCAACTTCAGGAAAGAAGAGAGAGCGTGTATATCATGCACGTCGTGTATTGAACGTTGAGGCTTCCTCACACTCATACCGTCGTAATGAAGCAACAGTTTTCCCTGTAGCTTTCCGACTACTTCCAGATCCAGCTTTCTCAGGCGCAGAATACGGTCTAATCGTAGATAGAATTATCGAAGCTTAATATTTTTTAATCTTCTTAATCTCAAACAAACGGCCCCTAAGTAATTAGGGGTCGTTTGTTGCCTTTATACCATATATTTAGTATAATTATGTAGAGAGATTAAGGAGGCATACTTTGGCAAACAAGGTATACGAAACATACGAAATAGAACTACAAAATGGGACAGTAGTAACCCTAAAACCACTATCAATTAAAAAGCTACGTGAATTCATGAATGTTATGAAAAAACTAGATGGTTCACTAGAAGAAGATGCAGCAGTTAACACTTTGCTTGATGCGGCAGCAATTGCTATTAAATCTTCTGCTCCAGAATTGGCAACTAATCGAGAAGAACTAGAGGACGCTCTAGACATGCCAACAATTATGAAAATTGTTGAAGTGTGTGGAGGTATTAAGATGGACGACCCAAACCTCTTAGCGGCGGCTCTACTAGCTGGTCAGAACTAGATTTAGTCGCCGTAGAATCAGAGGCTTTTTTATTAGGCCTCTGGAAAAATTTTGAAGACCTGGAGGAGTCAATATCAATGCCAGAACTGCTTGCTATACTTGAAGCATCAAGGAAACTCAAGAACGACGAGAGAAGATTCCTTGCTGCGTTGCAGGGTGTTAAAATTGATGATCCAGAAACAACCAAGTCTTTTGACGAAGTTAAAAAACGTGTTATGGGATATGACACAGAAACTAATGATGTTGCAACACTAA